TATCTTCAATGCTTTCAAGTTTTCTCTTCACAACAGCCTCAGGCATAGAACTGAATTCAGGCATCCACATTACATCATTTAGAGATACAATCATTTCTTTAGCTTAGCAAGTACAACCTTGCTTTCGTTAGAAAGGGCAACCGTGTAGTGCTTATCTGCTGAAACAATAGTCTTTCTTGCAGATGACACTCTGTCAATTTCTACTGTTGTATCTCTCTTTAGGTAAATTGTTAGTGCAGGAATTTCATCTTCTGTTTCGGCATCCTCTTCAAGCTTAATGATAGGACACTGATAGAAAGCACTTGTATTGTCAAGAGTTACTTTCTTTGACGGTACAATACGGCAATTTGCAATCTTACCAATTTCACCTGTCATAATAACATTGCCGGGATACTTATCGGCAGAAATAAAGTTAGGGTCCTTACGAAGCTGACCAACCTGTAAAGGATTGACAAACATAACCTTTTCTGTATTGACTTCTTCATTGAATAGGTCAATAGATGATACAATCTGTTCATAGCTGATAATCTTGCTTGAACCGTCATAAATAACTTTTGCTCCCATTAGTGCAGTAATTGCATCATTATCAATCTTTGCAGCTAGAGAAAGTGCAAGTTGTGAATTTGTAGCACCTACAGGGTCACCATAACCTGATAGGACTGCTTCATCAGTTAGTTCAACTGCTTTCATTGCTTTCTTAACTGTTGCAGTAGTTGATGATGTTGTCAGTTTAGCAGTACCACAAGCTACACCTTCTGCAACATCTTCTGCATCACCAATGTAACTATACTTAGGTACTGTAATAGTGTTACCCGGTACACCTACCAGAGTATCATCCACCTTTGCAAATGGTGCTACTACAATTTTCTTACTAACCTTTGCTGAAATCATATCAGCCATTACCTGAGGGTTAATAAGGTCTGTGATTTTTGTTGTTTCATTAGCCATAAATTTTACTCTCCTTTATTTAATGCGTTATACAGTTCAGGATTATCTGTGTGTAGTTTTAGTCTGTCACGATAACCCATTTTGTTAAACTGTTCTTTTGTGATTTCACTACCATTGTTATCATTTGTATTAGGTAGCTTGTTTTCTTCAATTTTTGTACTTGTAGTTGATGTAAACTGTGTTGGGTACTGGGTCTTTAGTTCGTTTAATGTATCGTCAAAGCCCTTAATCTTGCCCTTATCGTCAAGTTTAATTTCGCCTTTTTCTTTAAACTTAAAAGCCATATAGTCCACATCAACAACATTTGCTTTAATCAGTGCATTTTCAAGGGCTGAATCTGCCTTGCTCTGTTCAAGTTCAGCTTTAAGGTTACTGATAGTAGTTTCATATTCTGTAACCTTTGCTTGTAGTTCAGAGTTACCGGCATTATCCTTTTTCAACTGCTCAATTAAAGCACTTGCCTCATCATGTTCCTTTGACTTACTGTCAAACTTACCTTTTAAGTCCTTGTATCTGATGTCAAGATTTTCTTCACTTGCAGTAAAAATCTTGTTTTGTTTCATTTCACCGGTTACTTTTTCGATTTGTTCATCAGATAAGCCCTGACTTTTTAGAATTTCTTGTAGTGTCATAAATTTTCCTTTCTTTGTTCAATAGAATTTTTACAAGTTATCTCTTGACTTGAACTAGTCATTTTACATCTGACAAGATGAATTTAAACAGTTTAAAGCCTTGTTCAGGGCAATAAAAAAGCACTAACTTTTTCGTTAGTGCCTAATAACAATATTAATTTTTGTAATTACATTTACCATTGTAAAATGCCCCACACTCAGCTTTTACACATTCCATTGGCTGATGAATGGTTTGTACGATAGTTTCTGTCTTTGTACTTTGTTCAGGGTTATCGTCACTATAACAATAACTTTCTCTCTGCACTGTGGTTTCCACTTTATCTCTATACGGACATATCAACATATCACCTAATTTCTTTTAAATAAAAATAGCACTTCACAAATTGTAAAGTGCTACTTAATTAGTCCCGCTAAAGAAAAGCCTAAATCTTTCATATGTTTTAAAATGTTCATTGTCTTCCATTATATGAAAGATAGTTTAAATCAACCGATTTACCATTCTTTAGTCTGTCATTTAGATAACATAGTATCTTACAAACAATCACAAAGTA